CCACTCTCCTTGCAAAATATCCTCAGTGCGTTGAAGCCATACTTTACTGGGTATAGCTTCTCTCCTACTTTTATTTGTTGTGTGTCCATCGTTGTTTTTTAATAAGGGAGAGCATCAATGATGCCCTCCCAAATGATTATGATTGAGTATCTTGAGTCAAGGTTGAGGTACCTTGGAAGCTAAAGCTAAAAGTAGCGTTATCCTCCATACCAGCATCCGTTGAGAACTCAGTGAAGTACCCAGTACCACTGTAGTATGTCTCATCACTTGATTCTGATCCAAACTCAATGTGTATAAGCGTGCGGCTGCTCAAATGACCATAGATGTCATCCGGTGTAGCCTTGCCACTATTGTTATATACTACCAAACCTTCTCCTGACAAAGTCCAAGACTTTTGTCCTTCCAATACTTCCATCCATCCGGCACTATCCTTAGTGCTCGCATCTCTGGTTGCCATTGTTACACTTAATGAGGCGTTGGTCATCTTGCCAACAGTCTCATAAGATGCTCCATCCGTACCAATGCGGACTACCACATCGGTGCTATTCATTACTGATGTACTTGCTGCCATCTCTTCTTAATTTTATGATTTTACTATTCTAAACACTAAATCAACTGATACTGCGTATGTCTCCTCATCAACATTGAACACCTCGGTGAGGTTGTCAAAGCCGCATGATTGAACATTCACGCTCTCAATTGTTTCCTTCATTCGCACAAAAGTAGTGCGTATATTTTCTACTGCCGTTTGCAATTGGCTGTATGTCTCTCCTACAAGATTCAGCTCCACATTCACTATATCAATGTGGCTATCTGCATCTTTTGAGCCTTCAGGTCTTATGCTTGTGGTGTCATAAACACAAAAAGGGCGTTCTCCACTTTGAGCACCAACCAACGGATAGACACGCCCAGCAAACACATCGTTTAAGCTGCTCGTATTGTCAAACTTATATTTGATCACTTTGCCTATCATCGCATACCTAATCTCTGCCCAAATTTGAGCTTTTTTATCTCTGCTTGAGTCATGGTCTTGAAGTTACGGATAAACTTAACCTGTACTTTCATCTTTGCAGCACTTTGTGCCTTTTGTGCAAAGCCTCGGTTCTCTCCGGTGTACTTCTTGCCGCCACCTACTCTCAACCATCCAAAGTTGATGAATCCAGCGTACCATCCTCCCTTCTCAGGATTCCTATATGCGCCCGACCTTCTAGGCCCTACACTCAAGCCTATTACATTCTTACTTTGCAAAGCTTTTGGTGATTTTATACCTACGCTTCTACTAAGTTGCCCAGGCATTATCTCATAGACAATCTTACCTTCTCGGTACACCTTGAACACCTCATCAGCATCCTTGATGTTCTTCCTATAAGAGTCCACCATTGGAGGTAGAGACTTTCTGCCAACCTTCTTGATGATTCTCTTCTTGAGCCTATCATCAAGCTTCTTGAGCTTCTTCATTGTCTCCTCTACACCTTCAAGCTTTACTTTTACTTTCTCCATTACTGCGCATCAGACCATAAACATACAAGCTTCAAGAATGCCTTTCTAGCATCTGCCGTTTGTATGGTTTGGATCTTGTATATGTTGCTGTTGTACAAAATACGCATCTGCTCATTAACATCCGTGCGGTACCTGATAATAAACTCCACTTTTTTAGTGGAGGCTATCATATCACCCTCTTCACCCTCACTTCCTATCTTCTCCTTCACATTGGCCCATACTGATGCAAGAGTAGAGTATGATTTCACCTCTTGCCCAAAACCATCGGTAGATTCACTAAAGCCTTGTATAATGATTCTGCGGTCTAGTTGTCCAGCTTGGTCAATCATTAGAATGTGAAGATTCGGAATGGATTGAATAGATACTCGGATGCCGTTGGCAATTGTTTCACTCGGTCATCTCTCTTGTCATAGAGGTCACTAATGATAAGTAACATCCCTTGCTTCAATGGCGTAGGTATGCTGCTCACATCCGTACCAACGGTGTAACGCACTATAACTTGATTAATGATTCCGTTAGTTGCAAACCATCCGGCTGTGCTTGCAATTCGTGCTGGCTCGCTGATTAGATCAGCAACATACGCATCAGAGCTTACGGTCACTTCTGAACCTATCTCATCAACATACTTCACGCTTGCTACACTTGCCACTGGGCCACGGCTTAGATAGATGATGTCCTTTGATTCAGTATTCTTCCAATTAGGAAAACCATCAAAATACTCATCAATCGTAGTAGTCACTAGGATTCTCCGTGTGTATTGCTCACACATCTCTCTAGCAGCAGATATTAGTGTGCTGATGAGGAAATCATCATCACTGCCATCAACTCTTAAAAAGTTCTTAGCCTCATTCAAAGTGATTGGTTCACTTGCTGCCGCTGTAACTACTGAATATGCCATTACCTAGATTCTTTGCTTTTTGGTTTTGCAACGCTCTTCTTTGCACGCTTCTTTGGTGGCTCTGCAACTGCATCACAAAAGCCAGCGTTCAAAAATTCTTGTGCCCTATCGTTGGATAGCTCCACCTCCGCACCTTTGCGGAAGTGGAACCCTGAACCAACAATAGTCTTTTTAAAGACTACCTTAATCATGCTTATGCTTGAATCAAGTGCTTAACTGCTGCGCTGTTCAATACAGCACCATCAGCTCTCTTGTAAGCGATGAAGCCTACCTCAAGCTCATTCATGAAACGCTCGTTTAAGCGTAAGAACTGAACACCACCAGCATTACGAACAACGTACTTGCTGAAGTCAGCAGCAATCATTGTTTTTGTACCTGTAGCAATAGAGCTTTGCATATCGTTGTTCACATATACTGGAACACCGAAGATGCGGTCAGGCTGACCTACTGCCATTCCTGGCTGCCATATTGGGTAGTCATTGCTTGATCCAACACCTAATGCACGAATCGCAGAGATGATGTTGTCATGCGCCATCAAACCAAAGCTTGGCTTGTTGCGGTAAGAAGCATCAATTGAGTAGATAAGGTCTAGTACATCATCAGCAGTGATTGCAGAAGCACCAGCAGCAGTGTTACCTAAGCTAGAGCCAGTCACAATACCTTGTGGCTTGCTAGAAGCATCACCAGTAGAGAATGCAGCGTTAGTAGCACGAGCAATACGCTCACCCATAGCCTCTACTAAGAAGCTGTTAAGGTCAAACGCTGAATCTTGCAACAACTGAGCAGATACTTTTACAAGTGAGCTGTAGTTGTAAGCAGACAACTGCTTGTTAGCAAATGTCATATCCGCAGTAGTAACGGCACCAGCTTCAGATGTCAATAGTGCATCAGTAGCAGTGTCATCAACAGTTGGGTAGTCCAACAAACCGCCTGAAGCAGTGTTCAACTTCTTAGCCAAACGCTCAACCTCACCAGTGAACAAAGTAGCAACATCAAGCTCATTGCTGAACTCTTGAGGTACAAGGAAGCCCCCCAAATTGTCAGTTCCGACCACTTGCGTTGAAGTACCACGCTTTTCCATCAAAGAACGCTCTTGAGCATTCAATGAACCCATACCATGGCGTAAGTACTTGCTAAATGCAGAAGAAGCAGTTGCTTTAGGAGCAGCAGAACGTGCCTCACCTTCATTAGCAGCTAATTCTTTCTTCATCTCAGCGTTACGCTCAATGATGTCAATCTCTTGTTTCAAGCCACGAGCATCTGCTTCAATAGCTTCAAACTTTGTTTTTTCTTCGGAGGTCATAGAACGACCTTCAGCTTGTGCAGCAGCTACAATGGCATCAGCATCTTTGATGAGCTGCGCACGCTTTCCTCTAAGTTCAATGTTTTTCATCTTAACTTAATTTTAGGATTTTTAATTTATATTCAAAGATTTCATTATCAGCAACTTCTTCCACTTCAGCCTTGGCCTCCGCTTCAGCACCTTCTGATTCAGGTGTATCTTTTCTCATCATTAGCTCACTTGTTGCATCAGGATAAGCAGGTTGGCTTACCGGAGATACATCAAGAAGCCTTGATACTTTCTCTATTATTCTATAAGTCTTGCCATCACGCTCCTCCCATCTATCTTGCTCAATCAAGAAGGCAAAAGAGCTTTGAGTCACATCACCTCTCTTCATCAACTCTATTAAGTCATTGGCATAGGAAGTGTTGGGCATATCCACCTCATAGTACAATCCTCTTGCATCGGTAGATATTCTCAAGGTTCCACTTGATACTCTACCCAATAAAAGTGATTCATCATGATTGAAGTAGGCACGAACATCATTGTCCATAACGCCATCAAAGGCACCAGGAGCAATCTGCTCATAAAAGCCTCCCATCCACTCACTATCACTATTGTAAACAGCAGCATAGCCTCTTATGGTTTGGCCCTCGTATTGAGCCTCTTCCATTCTAAACTCACGCTTCTCAATGATGGCCTTGTGGCTTCTAACCTCGGCATCAAACTTCTCAAGCGTTGAGAACAAATGAACCACGTTGAGTGCTGGCTTGCGCTCAACATACGCTTCCTCTTCTGAAGAGTAGCGGTATATTCTGATGAGAGCACCTGGATTGTCAGGTGTGCCAGTGATTGTGAAACCACTATCTGCTTCAAGCTCTCCATCTCTTTCTATTTGAATGATTACACCGTAAGCATTGCCTCCAGATGTGTTCCATCGTA